CCCGCCACTGCGTGGACATTCGGTTGAACAAGAGAAAGGCCGGCCAGTTGCATGGCCAGACCTCTACATCGTCACCGCACAAATCGGCAGCCGTCAGCCCGAGGATTGCCAACTGCTCAGCAGATGGTCCGCTTTCGTACAACGCCGCGGCGGCCGCCCTCAGTTTCCCAAGCGGGCCTGATTGAATGCGCTCTGGTAGGCATTCACCACCGCTTCAGCAGTTCCTTGGCATGACTTCACAAGGGCAAGGATGCTCTTGTCGTCGAACTTGTCATCAAAGCCCCAACCCGCGACCAGATCCTTGATCTGCTGCACCTGATACTCGGTTTCGGCAGCAACGACATCCGACAATGTGGTGCCTTCCCCGAACCCCTCGCGCATTTCCTTCGCCTTCAGGTTCCATTCGTCGAACAGCGCTGCGAGTGCCGGGCGATCGCGATACTTGAAGGTGAACTCGATTGCCTCGGGCTCACACCCAACGACGGGGATGTGCACAAGTGCCCTGAACGTAGGGTTCTGAGCGATCCTGATCTTTGCCATGAGAAGTCCTTATGCGCCAGCCAAGTAACGGAGCGAACGAGCAGAAAGCCCGATGCTGATGGTGCGCGTCATGACGTTGTTGCGCTCCATCGTTGGATCGGGAGTGATGCTCACATAACCCGGATAGAGGATCTGATCGCCGTTGCGCAACTTCATGCGCACGACGGCCAGCTCTTTGGTGTCATCGAAGCCCTCGACTGTCTCGACGTATTGAGCGGTCGGCTGATCCTCCACCACGATGGTGATCGTGGTCGGGTTTCGGTTGGTTGGAAATTGCTTGTCGTCGTCATCTTCCAGGTAGCCGACAGTTTGGTATTGCTGCTCACCGCCGGAGGATGTGAAGGACGTAACTTTCGAGATTTGCGTCCATCCGGACACAGGAATCACTGAGCCAGAACCTGCGCCAACAGTGAATTTGTCAGTGTTGATGGTATTGAGACCAGCCAAGGCAAAAGCATCGGCAGTGACGCCGGACGCCTTTACTGCACGGTCATTGATCAGCGCCCAACCGGAGTTGATCAGCAAAACGTCGCCATTTTCGATGCTGTGCCCCACAGAAGCAGCGACCGGCGGTTTCGCATTGGTCAAGGCAGTGAAAGCGACGGCGGATCCCATAATGCTGGCAATCTCCAGCACAGCGCCGTTCGGCAGCGGGAAGCGTGCGGCCATGGTGTGTTTCCTCTTGAGTGCCCGCCTGACGGCGGTAGGTTATGCCCCAGCGGGCGGTAGGTCTGCGACACCTGCGTAGGTGAAGCTGGCCGGGACCGTGTAGGTCGCCGACTCTGTGATTGTTGGCCCTTGATCTACTGGTTCCGTGATGAGGCCATCGAACCCGTTGCGGGCCAGTGGCGTGTCTACGCGAAAGAGTTGGGTCAGCTCTTCAACAAGCGTCTCTGCGGTGGCCATGGCCTGGGCAGATGGACAGACGATGCTGATCTGATAGACGCCGGTGTACTCGTAGGCGTCCCCGCCGAGATAACGGCAGGTGGTGCTGGCTGGTAGCTGGAAGGCCCGCAGATAGGTTTCAGATGGACCCGGTGAGAATGGTTGACTCGAGTAGGCCACTCGTATTGGGCGCGCAGCCGACCATGCGGCCAGCTTCGTTTCGATGGCCTGACGGGCGCGTGCGTGACTCATATCTGATTATTCCTGATGGCCTCCTGCACGATCTGCCGGAAGCGAGCCACGGTTACCCGGACCATGCCGCCGGGGGCCTGAGTGGAATGGCCAAACTCAAGCGGGATCGCATAAGGCAAGTTGTTGATGATGTAAGCCATCTGGCCGGCAGTGAAATCGCTCATCGCAGCGACCAAAGCCGCGACAGTCTCGGCGCCGCTCGGGTCAACCTCGTCGAAGGTGACGCTCTCTACGACGCCGAGCGAGATGTGCCAGTTCGCACGGAACCGGCCACCGACGTAACCTTCCGGGGCTTTGATATCCATGCCGTCGTTGAGCTTGCGGCCCTTCTTCAGTCTGCCGCCCTTCGTGAGGTTGGTCGGGTCACTGCGCAGCGCTCTGTTGTGGTCGTCGACGGCCTTGTTGTACTGGGTCGCGACAGCGTTCTGCGCCCAGATCTCCGAGTTACCCACGGGTGACATACGGATCAGGCTGCTGCCGACCTCGATGATGATCTCGCGCACACTGGCGTCGATGGCCTCGCTGGTCTGGGCAGCAAACTCGGCTAGGCTTAGGGCGAAGCTGCCGGACTGGCCGGCGCCCGCCCGGCTCATGACCGCACCTGCAGCTCGTAAAGGATCGGCGTCCCGGCGGGATTCACCTCTTTCAGCGGCGGCACGATTGACCAGGTGCGCCCCTGAATGATCACCTTGTTCAGCAGGTCCGGTACCCAATCCAGCCCTTGCGCGGCGATCTTTAATTTCTTGTCGCCCTGCTTGATGAGGCTGTTGTTCTGGAATTCCTGACCGGTGAAGTCGAGCAGGATGCCTTGGGCGGTCTGCACGATTGTGGCGCCAGGCGACTCGCCCCCGATATCAGGGTCGTACTCTCCTGGCTCCGTCTTACTAATGGTCACGGGCTGGCCGAACTCTGTGATCATCTCCAGAGCCATCACGGCCATTTCGTCGTAGAAGGCCATGGTGGCTCCAGATGCAGAAACCTTATTGGTTGGTTTTTAAGTTTGAGATGTGGAGCCTGCGAATATCTTCCTGCGCTCTTCGAGCAGCATCGACGCGTACTCGGCAGCCAGCGCAACCATTTCACGCCTCGCAGCGCCCGGCATGACAACCGCCCCCAAGGCCGCGCTTGCATACATGTCCCAGGCGTCTTTCTCATCCTGTTCTTTTTGCTTTGCGTAAATCAGATGTTCGCCAGTCATAATCAGGCTCCTTGTCATTGGAGCAACAATCCTAGTCCCACTACGCCCTGACGGCAAAAAGCCCCCGCCGTCGTAGGTAGTCAGCAAACTGCGTGGCGCTCGGCCGGTCCGGCGCCGCCGGCAGCAGTCGGCCGCTGGTGTTGGAGATCGTCGCGTATTCGCGAGTCACTGCCCCTTCAACACGCTCCAACGTCACCGCGCCTTTGCGCTTTTCGATTGGGTCGATATCGTCCTGATGAATCTCGGCGGCCAAGGCCATCTGGCCGTACTGGATGCGCGCCGGCAGGTAGTTGTCTGGCTTGATTACGTAGTCCAACTCAACGCCTCGGCGTGGCCAGGACAGGGCCTGTTCGCTGTTGGACTTTCGCCCTTTCCACGTCATGCCGTCCATTGCCAGCGCGGCCCGGCGCAGCAGCGCTTCCTGCGCTGGCACCTCCGCCGGGATGGTCACGCCGAACTTCACGGCGTACATGGCCAGGTCTTCGGCGGATGCGTAGCTTTCGGCGTCGGGCTTGCCGGTGCCGTCCTCAATGATGAGAGTCATGAATCAGCTCGCTGTGGTGTTCTGGATCGAGTGCCGCGTTGACGGGCACCCGGATGATTACGCCTGCTGCAGATCAGCAACTGCCTTTTCAAGCGATTCTACCGAAGCGTTCGCCCGATACGGCACTTTGGCAGCGTCGAGCTGCGCCTTGAGGCTTGCGATCTTCTCGGCATTGTCGACCGGTTCCGCTACCGCCTTGAGACGTTCGACTTCAGCTTGTAGCAATTCAACCTCGCCCGCCAGACCATCGCGTTCGCCCTCGATAGTGACGACACCGTCGTGAATGGCCTTGAGTGCATCGAACAGACGGATAGGCAGTTCGCCGGCGCCCGGGTGTGCCAGTTCGGTCAGACCCTCGGCAGCCTCGATCAGCAACACGATGCCGTCACGCTCAGTGCGGAGCATGTCGTTGTCCTGCTCCACGCTGGCGATGGTGTCGGCACGATCCGAATTATCCGACTCGCTGATCAAAGGCTCCACCACTGAGACTTCAACGCCCAGTGCCTCATAGGCGTCGACCACCTTCGGCCAGTCGCCAATCACGACCGCGTGGGTCACACCCGCTTCAGGTCGATCAAAGTGTGTTGGATTGCGGTACCGCTTTTCCGGATCGAAGTCCGAATTCTGAGTGGAGTAAACCAGTTCCATAAAAGTCTCCGTAGCGGCCATCGCTGGCCGCTGTCAGGGCCAGTATCAGCCGCCGGCTGGTGGCGTGGTGGTCAGAGTGATCAGCACGCCAGCAGTCACTTTGTTGCTGTTGGAATGCTTGACCCAGTTCGCAGCCGAACCGACAGCGGCGAGCGTAGGGTTCGCACCGCCCGCAGTTTCCTTCCAGCTGTACCCGAGAACGTCGATGTTGACTGTGCCTTCAGCGCGGTAGCCGATGCCCAAGTTCTCTTCGTCGTTCACCGCGTACGAGCGGAAGCCTGGCGCCTGAGACTCGGTGATCACCACGGCGTTTGGCAGCAGGCCGAAGATCACATCTGCTGGAGCGGTGTCGGTGACCAGTACCGGTTTGCCGAGAGTGCCTGGCAGGCCGCCGTAGATGACGACACCCGCCTCTTCGTAAACCTTGTTAGCGATCGCCTCGTCGACGATGTCGAAATAAGCACTGGAGTGCATAACCCACAGCGCGATGCGGCCGAACTTGTCGCCGAACTTGCGCATGCCGCGGGTCAGGGTCTTCTTGCCGTCGGTCTCGATGTTGGCAGAAACCACCATGTCAGCGTTGGAGCTGATCGAAGCGCGCAGCGCAGCAGTGGCGTACTGGATAAAACCTTCCAGAGTGGCGTCAGCAACGTCGGCGCCGATGATCTGGGAGAACTCGTCGACCGGACGACCGCGGCGCTTGAATGCCTCTTCGGTGGTCTGGTACGGACCGTACTTCCAGGGCGCCTTGACGCCAACGGCCTCACCGGCGCCGATCTTCTTCGCGGTCACTTTGCCGGTGGAGTTGACGTCGCGATGCTCCAGGGAGCCGCCGATCTTGTAGAACGAGCGCTTGCGGAAGTCGCCTTCGATCAGCTCGTTGTCGAGCACGATCGCGCCGTT